ATTTAAACTTTTAATTAATGAGAACATTTGATTTGTTTGTTGTCGAGCTAAAAAAGCTTGTTAACGACACGATCACGACCGACGGCGGTTTAGAACTCTACATAGATGCTAAATTCAATGAATTCAAAAACAGAACTACAGAAGGCCCCGTGGTGGCGACGCCTTTTAAGTACGATACAGGGGTGGAAGTTGGGGACACGCTTTATTTCCATCATCTTGTTGTTATTAACGATGGTCAGCCTCTTACTGGAGAGGATGATAACTATCTTGTACGGTACGATCCTAATCATACCATTAATAACCAGGCTATTGCTTACAAGTCTGCAAAGACTGGGGACATACATCCGCTTGCGGGCTGGGCTCTTCTCGAAGGAGTGGAGGTTGACGAGGAGCAACAGTCTTCTATTATCGATGTTGTTAAACTTAAGGAGAACCCTGTCACAAAAGGGAAGGTCTCTTTTACGCCGCCTTGGGTAGAAGAACTAGGGTTAAAAGTTGGCGACGTGGTAGGATTTGCTAAAAACATGGATTATCGCATCACCATTGATGGGACTGAGTACTATAGAACCCGCGCAGAAGACTTAATGTATGTCGAGAAGTAAAAAGTTTACTACAATAAACGCCGCCGAAAGGCTTATGAATAGTATGGAGATTGCTATTGACAACATGATCGAAGAGGTCAAAAAACCCGTTGATCCTGAGGCTGGTGGCTCCTCTAGGAAAGCTGAACTTCAATCCATAAAGCAGACAGCTATTGACTGCAAAGAACTTCTGGTAGAGCGCCAGAGATTAGAACAAATGGTTAAAGACCTTAGAAGCAATGGAGAAATCAAACAAGAAAAAGACTACTCAGGCGGATTCGCCGAGCGTTTCTCAAAATAACGCTAGTGGATTGATATACTGGGATGACTATAACTTTGATAATCAAAACAATACAGCGGGTTACTTAAAGATAAATATATGCACCCGTAGCTCAGCTGGATAGAGCATCTGCCTTCTAAGCAGACGGTCACAGGTTCGAGTCCTGTCGGGTGTACGAATTAAATTAAAAAAAATGCCAGATCTAATTTGCAAAAAATGCAAGGCTGAGAAGTCGGTTCAGACCTTAAGTATGAAGTTTAGAAACGGGGATGTCTATTATCCTGAAGGTCAGTGTGATTGCGGTGATCAAATGGAGCTGAAGAACCCTAAAAAAGGAGTACCTTCGTTGGGTAGAATGACAAGGCACGGACAGAGCTACTGATGTCCAACGTAATAGACATAAAAGGATATGAAACTAAGGGGATTAAAATCGACCCTAACGGTACAGAAGGAGAAGTTCTCGAACTCCATGGGCTACTCGTGGTACTCCCAAAGAAACCACCCCGATCGCAGATTCTCTTCCATGGCTCACGAAAGTCAATGCAGCTGTGGCAGAGGATACCTATGCCAGAGGAATTGCAGCGGATACGCAGTATGGATGAGTGGCTCGAAAAACCTGCCGAGTTTCGAAAGAAATTTCATTCTTACATCGAGCAGGAGTTTCAGCGTAGGCGCGACGGTGTTTGGTTTTACAATAATGGGGAACCTACGTATATTACAGGGAGGCATTATATGTTTCTACAATGGTCTAAAATTGATATCGGATATCCATCATACCTTGCTTTCCAGAAAGAGATCTTTCTCCACATGGCTGCGTGCGAAGCTGATCCTCGTTGTTTCGGTCAGCTTTATACTAAGTGTCGTCGTTCTGGCTACACTAATATTTGCTCTTCAGTCCTTGTTGACGAAGCTAGCCAAGTTAAAGAGAAGCTTCTTGGGATTCAGTCGAAGACTGGTAAGGACTCCCAGGAAAACATTTTCATGAAGAAAGTAGTTGCGATATTCCGCAGCTACCCATTCTTCTTCAAGCCAATTCAGGATGGTACTACGAATCCCCGCATGGAGCTCGCTTTCAGGGAGCCTTCGAAGAGAATTACTAAAAGGAACAAAACCTCAAACCGAGGAGATGCGCTGAATACAGTAATAAACTGGAAAAACACTACGAATAACGCATACGACGGCGAAAAGCTGCATATGTTGTATCTGGATGAGGCTGGAAAATGGGAGAAACCAGCAGATATCCGTGAGGCTTGGAGAATCGAAAGAACTTGCCTTATTGTAGGTAAAAGAGTTGTTGGAAAAGCTCTAGTTGGCAGCACTGTCAACCCAATGGGTAAGGGCGGCAAAGAGTACAGGGATTTATGGGCTGATTCCGACCCAAACGAAAGAAACAATAATGGACGTACAAGATCAGGTCTATATAGAATGTTCATTCCAGCCTACGACGCTCTTGAGGGTTTTTTCGACAAGTATGGAAACCCAGTGATTGATGATCCTTCCCAAAGCGTACACATACATGGTGACGTAGTAGGTATTGACGGCGAAGCTATTGATCAGGGTAGTAAAACCTATCTTAAAAACGAAAGACATTCATTTAAAGATGATCCGTCAGAACTAAACGAAATTATTCGTCAGTTCCCATTCACTGAAGATGAGGCTTTCAGGGATAGCATCGAAGGCAGTTTGTTTAATATTGGTAAGATCTATCAGCAAATTGAGCACAATGACAGCCTATACCCTAGCCCGATAGTTCAAGGTAATTTTGTATGGAGAACCAAAGACGAAGAGGTTGTCTTTTCTCCAGACCCGAACGGAAGATTCCGTGTTGCTTGGCTTGCTCCAAAGCATTTAAGAAACATCAAGGTAGAAGACAGGGGCAAGAAAGTGGCTCCAAACGGACACATCGGTGTGGGTGGAGTTGACTCCTATGACTTAGACGCTACGGTAGACGGCAGGGGATCGAAGGGTGCATTGCACATGTACAATAAGTTCAACATGGATGTACCAGGGAATACGTTTGTTGTGGAGTACGCTTCCCGCCCAGACTTAGCTAGCATCTTTTACGAAGACGTTCTTATGTGTGCTTTTTTCTATGGTTATCCAATACTAATAGAGAACAATAAGTATGGTATTGCAAGGTACTTTGAATCAAGGGGTTATGACGGGTATTTGATGGATAGACCAAGCCACCTTAGAAACAACAGCTCTAATTCTAATGTAAGGACAAAGGGAATTCCATCCAATTCTCAAGATGTAATTCAGGCCCACGCTCACGCTATTGAAGCTTACATACACGATCACGTTGGCATTAATCCCGAAGAAGGTGAAATGGGGAAAATGATGTTTAACAGAACGCTTGAAGACTGGATTGGGTACAAAATAGACAAAAGAACTAAGTTTGACTTGACTATTAGCTCTGGTTTAGCTTTGCTTGCAGCTCAAAAATCCAAGAAGGAAAAGCCCCGCACCTCCTTTGATGACAGGAAGTTTTTTAGAACCTACAAGCCAAAAGCTTGGCACTCCTAGTTTTACTATATTTGCATTGAGTTAAATTACTCCACTCATTGCAGATGCACAGTACAAACAAAAATTCTTCCAGCTTCCCAGATCCACTGGCTTCTTCTGAGGTGAAGCAGGGCAAGGAGTATGGTCTGAAATACGCTAAGTCGATTTATCGGCAGTGGGGAAAGATAGATCAGCAAAATTCCGTATACGGCAACAGGAAGAAAACCTTCGAAAAAAACAGACGTTACGCAAACGGCACGCAAGACACCGCTATTTATCGGTCTCTTCTTAGTTCCCTTGATCCTAATAACGGCGATGGAAGCATGCTTAACCTGGATTTCACTCCAGTTCCTATCCTCCCTAAATTCGTCAGGATCGTTGTAAACAAGATTCTGTCTTCTTCTCCATACCCTAATCTTGAGGCAATTGACCCGATATCTTCTTCTGAGAAAGACTTAAAAAGAAAGAAGGTCGAGTTGTCAGTAAAGTCAAAAGAATCACTAAAAAGTATTGAGCAGAATCTTGGGGTTCAAGTTGTGGGCCCACAAAAAGATATTCCAGAAACCCTTGAAGAGGCTGAGATATTTATTGAAAACAATATTAAGTCTAACTCAGAGATTGCAGCTCAGATAGCAACAAATCTTACTTTAGAGTGGAATGACTTCAATGATTCCATTCTTAGAAGGTGTGTAAATGACTTGACTGTCCTTGGGCTTTCTGTAGTGAAAAGGGATAATGACCCTAACTACGGTATCCACACTTCTTACATCGATCCAGTAAACTTTGTTCATAGCTTTACGGAAGACCCTGGCTTTAACGACTTGGTTTATGCTGGACATGTAAGGTACGTACCCATTCAAGAGCTAAAGAGAATGGCTGGCGATCAGTTTAGCGAGGAGGACTTCAAGCAGATTGCTCAAAAGGCGCAGAAAAAATATGGGTATGATGCGTCAAAGCTCACTCAGTCTTCTTACGACAGAGTGAACAACATGTCTAGCTTCGGTTACGATGAGTACATGATTGAAGTTTTAGATTTTGAATTCACGTCTGTAGACAGTGAATACTACGAATCTAAAGAGAGTCAATACGGAAACGTTGGGTTTTACCCCAAGGGCGAAAATTACAAAGCCCCAAAAAATTCTGTATTCAACAGAGAGGTCACTAAGTTTGAGAATGCAACTGTCTACGGCGGTTGTTATATCCTAGGAACTGATTATATCTTTAATTACGGAAAGAAGACAAACGTTCCCAAGAATGTATACGATATAAGCAAGGCCAATCTATCGTACTCTGTTTGCGCTACAAACATTTTAGATATGATGCCGAAGTCCCTGGTTGATAGCTGTATTGGTTTTGCCGACCAGCTTCAGCTTACGCATCTTAAGCTTCAGCAGGCAGTAGCAAAAGCTAAGCCTGATGGTATTATCATTGATATTGAAGGCTTAGAAAATGTTCAACTAGGTAAGGGTGGTGAACTTCAACCGCTTGATCTCCACGATATCTACGAGCAGACTGGTGTATTTTACTACAGGAGTAAGAACCCAGAGGGAGGATTTCAGAACCCTCCAATTAGAGAAATAGGAAATAGCATTCGGAATGTAAACGAATTGATTGGACTGTATAATCACTACCTCAGGATGATCCGTGACGCTACGGGAATCAACGAGGTAATGGATGCGTCATCCCCAAAGACAGACGCTCTTGTTGGTGTCCGTCAACAAGCTATTGCGGCGGCCAACAATGCGATTTATGACATCACAAACTCTTCTATGGTTTTGTACAAGAAGGTTTGCACTGACATCGTTAAGTGCCTTCAGGTTATTCACCCTGAGTCTATTCTTTACCGCATTTATGAAAACGCCGTTGGTAAAACAAATATGGAGGTTCTTAATTCATTCAAAGACCTTCCTATGTACAACTTTGGTGTAAGGGTGGTTAAAGAGATGGAGGAGGCAGAGAGAGAGTACCTGGAGCAGAATATTCAGATTGCTCTTAGTCAAAAGGAAATCGACCTAGAGGATGCTATC